ATGCCGCGCACTGTAACACAGAAGCCAATTGCACCCAATAATGACGATTTTTTAGCCGCATCGGATAAGTGGGAATCCTGCAAACCCCCTTATACAAGCTCAGACATGAAGGTCTGTGTTGCGGCAGCAAAAATTATACTCGTTCACGTCGGGCAACCACGGCGATCCAAATACGAGAAAGAGAGTTTTCTACGTATCGATTTCAGCAAAGCCGGAAAGGTGACATTCTACGCCGAGTTTCCTAAAAAGATGAGTCTAAAAGGTCAAAAATTAGGAGAGTGGCCCGAACTGGCTTTACCTTTGGCGCGTGAGAAAGCTGTCGGTATGGCGGAAAGTGGTCTGCGTGCTGAGTCAGTGCATCAGGTGCTTGGGTTGTACGAGGCAGATCTGGCCGCAAAGGTAGCTCGAAAGAAACTGGGGGAAGATAGTTTTAGTACCTATTGTACCCGGATTAAGCAACTGAAACTGGCGTTCGGTGAGCGCGAGATATTCAGCGATATAAGCTACAGCAATGTTATATCGGTGCTGGATCAGTGGGTCGCTACAAAATCTAATAATCAAGCGTTGGAACTGTTCGCGGAGTTGCGCCGGTTTTGGAAGTATGCCGCGCCTCAGTACAGCAACGGCCGCAATATAGCCGCCAGTGTACCCGACGATTATATTTCTTCTCGGGTGCAAAAGCCTACGCCCACTCGGCTATTTACTGATATTGAATCTATTGCCGCGCTATGGCTAAACGTGGCGGCCACAACGTCAGTACATCAGAAGAATGCTATTCGGTTTATGGTGCTTACCGGTGTCCGTCCGATCAATGTGTGTAATCTAAAGTGGGATTATGTGCGTGAAGATGTAAAAGAGATCGTTTATCCGGCGGGGGTGATTGGGATGCGGGGGGCGATGAAAACGCAGAAAGAATTCAGGTTGCCGATTACTCCAGCGATACAGCGTATTTTGAGTGAACAAAAAGAGTGGCGAGATTCTGTTGCGAACTGCAATAAAGATTTCGTATTTTTGCAGCCGAGAGATCCGCAGCAACCATTTGCAAAGCGTTCTCTCGATAAGCTGATAAAAACATACAGCCCTGAAAATGCAGTTAAAGGGGTTCGGCACGACGGGATGGTGAAAGGAAAGTCGGGGGCATTCAATACGATGTGCCGTAAGTTCCTCAAGAGCAATATTATTGCTCAGATGCGCACAAGAGGTTATTCCCGTTCAGATACGCGGGAAATAAGCCTCTTATGCTTACATCATTCAGCGAAAAACGCTGATCCAATGGCGGAGCATTACGACTTTTCAGACGAGATATTGCAGGAGGAAATGGCGTTAAAGCGGTTGGCTTTTGAAGCGCATGAAGCGAGTGTTTTGACGCAGGTTGCTTTACTTCGAAAGAAATAATCAGTAGGTACTTTTGCACTTATCAATGAACGCCGTAATGTTATGGCGTTCATAGCGAACCAATTTATGCGTGAACCGGATAGGTGCAAGTACCTTACGGTGCCGATGGTTAATGTTCCAGTCGCGTAGCGTCTTGGTAGAAATCCCCCCGACCAGATCACAAACCTGCTGCGGGGTGAGTAGATCATTGTCTGTCTGTGTGTTGGTAATCATCGTAATCCCCTCTTTTTCATGGCCTCAAGTAAGATGTCTTGTACTTCGTGTTTTGAATCCCGCCGTTCTTTTACCAGCTCGTCTACCGTATCTTCGGCGATAATATGGTAAATCCATACTGGGCGTTTGTGGCCTGCCTGTGCTTGACGAGTGGGGCCGATACGCTCAATGATTTGCTGATACTGTTCCAGATCCCACCAGTGGGAGAAGAACGCCAAAATATTGCCGCCGTCTTGCAAGTTCAGGCCGTGGCCTGCGCTGGCGGGGTGGGCGAATAGCACGGGTATTAATCCTGCGTTCCAATCTCGCTGCGTCTGTGGATCTGCGTCCAGATGACGGCCTTTGGGAAAGGCTTTTAACAGGCGGGCTAAGTCGCTTTTGAAATGGTAAGCGACGAGAACCGGCATACCGCTAGCCTCGGCGATGATGCTTTCCAGCGCTTGCAGCTTGGCGTCATGTATCTCCGTCCAGTTGCCCGCCTCATCGGTATAGATAGCGCCGCTGGCAAGCTGTAAACACTTCATCGTTTTAGACGCTGCGTTCATGGCTTCGATATCGTGGTCGCCAATTTGCAAAAACATCTCCTTTTCCATTTCTTTGTACTGGCTGCGGGCTTTAGGACTAAGGCCAACGCGCACCACGCTATGGATCGGCTGGTCAATGTCGAACCAGTCGGCAGCATCAAGGGAGATAGTCACATCACGCAGCGCGTCTTGCATTTGCTGCTGTGCGCACTCTCGCGGTTCGATTTTATTAAAACCGGTGGTGCCAATCGGGATGCGGTTAAACCAGCGGTCAGTAAAAGCGCTGAATGTTCGGCCTAGTCGCTGGCCTTTATCCAGAAACCACGCTTGCCCCCACAAGTCCTGTAAGCCATTTGGCGCGGGCGTACCGGAGAGATTCACCCAACGGCCTGATCTGTGTGCAACCTTTGCCAGTGCCGCCGCACGCTTGCCGCCTTTGCGTAGGCGAAAGGATTTCAGCCGGGTACTTTCATCGGCAATGACAGTACCAAACGGCCATTCACCGTCGAGCGTCTCTATCAGCCAAACGAGGTTGTCGTAATTGGTGGTGAACACGCTGGCATTAGTGTTACGCAGCGCGGCTAAACGTTCCTGCGCGGTACCGACCACCGGTTGCATTTCGATATTGCGCAGGTGATCCCACTTATCGACTTCATCCGGCCACGTAGACCGAGCAACCCGCAACGGCGCGAGAACTAACGCCGGTTTTGTTTCACTGCCAGACATAAACAGATCTTCAAGGCTGGTAAGCGTTGCGACAGTTTTACCCATTCCCATACCGGCCCAAACATTTGAGCGGGGGGCGTCTATTTCGTGGAGGATTATTTGGTTTTGGTATTTGTGGGGGATGAAAAGTTTACGTTTGGGTGCCATAGTGTAGCCCTTTTTGAGGCCGTCGATTAGTTAAGGAATTAACGTGATATCTCTGTATTGTGGTAAAGAAAATCTAAGCGCCTTATCCCCCGAATGGGTCGGGCTAGTTGGGGTTATAGCCGGTACCCTTTTAACAGGGTTAGCTAGCTATTTTATTCAAAGGTCTGCACATAACAAATCTTTAGAAATAGAAAATAAAAGAAATAAGGCCAACTTTCTGCTTGAGTATGTAATAAAAGATATTTGTACATTTATAGATAGTGAATTGAATTTTCTACAGGAATTACTTGTGGTAACTAATCTTTATGAAAGTGAAAAGATAGATAGAAGCCACCGCTTAAATTTGGCAAATACACAAACATTAATCCAAATGCTTAACGATGATAAACTTCTTTCAGACTTTAAAACTTTCTTAAGTGGATGGGTTTCTATTAGTAACATTATCGCAAACAATAATGAAGGTGATAAGTATTCTATATTAATTGAAACGATGCTTTTAGCTTCAAACATTAAGGTACAACTAATGGCGAAGTTATAATTTAAGAAATTATCCCCTCCAGACATTTACTATCCAATATGCGCACGATGAAACCTAACGCGCGTATTTTCTCATGCTCCCTAAGTTGAGCGGCGGTAGATTTTTCGCCCGGCGCTTTACACTCAACAAAAATAACCTTGCCACCGGGAAGAAGCACCAGCCGATCCGGTACCGATCGGCGGCCGGGTGAAATGAATTTGTAAGCTATCCCCCCAGCTTTCTTCACCTCTTTGACAAGGTGATCTTCTATTGAGTCTTCACGGGTGTAGGCCATTAGCTGCACCTTCTTTGAATTTCTCACGAGCAATCTGCATGATGCAGAAATCGGAGCGGTTTTCGCTCCACTCTTGATTAAGGGGGTTACGTGAAGTGCGAGCGGCCTTTGTCCAGACCTTGGCGGCCCGTCGGTAATCGCCTTCGCGTTCAATTTGCGCAGCCTCGCGCGCAGCCCGATAGTAGAGCGGGCTGTCATGGTTTTGAAATGACATAGCACTATTCCTTACGGTAGTGATAAGCCTCGAACCCGCCAGCAGAGAGCGGCAGGTCTAAAGCCCATTCGGGATTTGTGGCGAGAAGTTCGCTTAATTTATCGGAGGTGAACGCGTCGGTGTCAGGCGCTTCGGTTAAAACTTCATCGTGGACAGTCAGCGTGATTTCGTAGCCGCGGGCCTCGATTAACGGCATGTTGTTTGCCATCACATCGCGGGCCGCTGCCTGAGTAACGTTTTCTGCTAACTTACCGCCGTAGGTTTTTAGGCGCTGCCATTTACGGCTGTAGGTATTGACGCCCATGTAGCTGATTTTATCCCCCTCGATACGGATACCGGGGTAACAAACGGCTCGGCCAGAGGGCAGTTGAATACGCAGCCAACTACCGTCACGGCGGATCTTCAACTTTCGGCAGGCAAAGGTTTGTTTGGGGTTAATGATTGCGCGACGTACGGTATTTTCAATTTCACTCCAGAAAGAAACTGTTTCCGTATGGGCATTTCGCCACATCCGTTTTAGTGAATCGCATGCGATAAATACCTGTTCCGAAAGGCCAAAGGTTCGTTTCTGTTTTACAGAGGCTTGATACCAACTTTGAGCCTCACGCTGTATCGAGGCGGGAACGTTTGGTAACGCCGCTTTTGCCAACTCATCCAGATCAAGCCCGTACACAAGGGCGAAGGTCAGGAACGCCGCGACGCCACCACCGAAACCTAGCCCCAACTCCATCACCTTACCGATTTGGCGCTGGAGTTTAGTGACATCATCTGGCGATATATTAAATGCTCGAGCGTAGGCCAGCTTGTATAGGTCTGGCCCTTCGCGCAGTGCTTCGCCCTCATCGTCATAACCGATGATAGTGTCGTAATCGTGGAAAGCCTGTAGCTTCCACTCTTCACCTGCCAGCCATGCCAAAACACGGCCCTCGATGTTGGAAAGGTCAGAGACAACCAGCTTTTTACCTTCAGGGGCGACAATGCAACCACGCAGGGCAGAACTAATTAACTCCATTACGTTATCGAATAGCAGATCGGCACATCCGGCTTTTAACGCTTCGATACCGGTGTCTATGGTTTCCTGATCCAGAACTGGGCGGGGGAGGTTTTGCGGCTGAAATAAACGGCCCGCCCAACGTCCTGTGCGGCTGGCCCCGCAGAATTGCAAAGTACCGCGCAAACGTCCGTCTTTGCTCACACCTTTGAGTAAGGTCTTGTATTTGCTGGTACTGGTAGTGCTGGCCTGTAAACGTATCGCCAGCAATTCGCGTAAAACGCTGGGTAATTCAGGGTCGGCAATGCGCCTTTCTAATGTGCTTTTTTGCATATCAGGCAAGTCGATGCCAAATGATTCCACGATATGCCGTAATAGCGCGTCCCTTTGCGTGGCGGCTTGAACCTCATTATCTGTAAGATTCTGTGTGCGTTTAGCGAGAAGTTTCTGCTCATCTACAACGGCGGTAACTGCTGCTTCGGCAAGAACGGTATCCATCTGAACACCACGATCATTTATTAGCTGATCAAAGTGCCAGAGTGCTAGCTCATTACTCTGATAATTCCAGACAGGCAGCTTTTTATCTATCGCGCGCATCGCTTCGATATCATTGCCTGCGTATTTTAGGAAGCGTTTCCATTCTTCCGGATGCGTCTTACTGGTAGCCCGACGGATAGCGGAGTTTTTAGGCCGTGGTTTACAAAACAACTGGATCAGCGCCTTACCTTCCTTGTCTTTTGCTTTATCCTGAGTAATACCGAGGATTTCGCAAAGAACGCCTAGCCCTCCGGGAAGTCCGTGGGCTAGAGCTTTAACCATCGTATCTCGCCAGCGCTCAACGCCTCCCGCAATGACAGCGGGCATATAGTGCCGCATCATGGTTCTATCGAAATGGGAGTTTTGAGCGTAAATTTCTATCGATGGGTCTTGCAGATATGCCCTTAAATCTTCTGGCATTTTGGCACCGCTAGTAATATCCCATTCACTTACCGGATCATCGTTTAATGCGTAGGTGATGATCATTACTTCCACATGTTCAGCATATGCATGAGTACCGTTTTTAATGGGTGTCTCGCAAAATGTTTCGGAGTCGAACCAGAGTTTTTTGGGTATATTTTCGGGCATAAAAGTCGCCTTCTGTTGATGTGCTTTGAACAACAGGCGAAACGCCCGCTCGTCAAAACACCCCCGCACAGAGCGGGGATGGGTTAGATTGCTAATTTAATCAATGGGGTAACCGTCTAGGACGTGGGCTACCGATACGCCTTCTTTGACTTTATCGACGATAGAGTTAAAGGCGTCTTCAACCACGCGTTCAGGGTTAACCAGTTTGAAAGTAAAGGTTAATTTGCCTTCACGTAGGCGATAGCGCAGACGGGCTTGCACTTCGTAGCTTTCGCCGTTGTGGAACGGGGCCAGACCGAGAGTGATAAGTTCCGGTACTTCGATGGTGCCTTTCTCATTCTCATCGCTGTAGTTGAACTGGAATTCGCCAGTAGCCAGACGCATAGCGGAACCGAAGACCGCTTTACGGATAACTTGGAACTTGGTAGCGATTTCCAGCAATTCCGCGCCGGTTGGGTTAACAACGTCGGCGGCGCGGTCTTCCAGCAGTTCGGCAAACTGTTCTTGCCCTAGCGTCTGGCCGTCGTACTTCTGCCAAATCTTCCACGCTTTCGACAATTCGCAGCTATAGCTCGCACGGTGGTCGTTCCACGTTGGCTCCGCCGAGTTCACCGCATGGTCGATAACAGCTTGTAAACTATTGCTTTCGCTGTCCGCTAAAATGGTGGTGCCGGTGTTGGCAAAACGGACGCAGTAAGCGATAAAACTCGCCGCAGACAACAAAACCACTCGCTGGCGCATACGGCGAGGCGCGGGTAAGTAATCTTCCAGATCCTGCACGCGATAGCCGTCTGGTACCTGCACCAGCGGATTGCCCGCAACCTCCAACACAGTTTGCGCGGTGGTGAGTGCCAGTAACGAATTAACTTCGGTCATTGTTATTTCCTTCTACCTGATAAAAAGAACCCCAGCATTTGCCAGGGTGATGGTGTACTACTGAACCTTGCGCAGCGGTGCGGCTTCCTGCTCTGGTAGTGTTCGGCGCTGGCTGTCGATTCCTTCCACTTGCTTCAACTCGGTGAAGCTCTGCGCCGGATCATTACGCAATAAATCGCCATCGGCGGTAGTCCACATAATGGTTTCGGCACGTTCGCCCTCTGGCAGCTTGCAGGCCACAACCGGGGAGATCTTCACGACATCCTCGTTTGCTTTGTTGAACATGCTTATTTTCAAGGTCAGTGTAAGGGAACCGGCTTTACCTGTTTCGCGAACGGCTTTGACGAGTTCGGCAAGATGTTCCGTCAACTCATCGTTTAAGGTGCCTTTATTCAGATGCACCAGATTTTGGTTAAAGGGGGTGGTGGTTAGCATTGGCAATACTCCTGCAGGGAGGTAAAAAGCCCCGCATAGAGCAGGGCGTGGAGGGCTAGATCAATGATTCAGCGTCAGCGCCTTCGGTGATTTCGTCGAAATCATCTTCGGAAGCGATACCGCCACCGGCGAAGGCGTCGCCATCTTTGAAGAACTGGACGCCGCCAAGAGAGGCAGAGATCCCCTTGCCTTGATTGTCATAGGCAAAAATGGTGATAGTGGCGTTAACAAAGCAGCCGGAGTAGGGGCGGCCATCGGCTGCGGTCAGTGGGGATTTATCGCGGTCAAGAACTAACGGACGGGCCTTGTTGCTGGCGGCGATATACATGTTGCCCGGATAGCCGTCATAGTCGGCTTTCTCGTCACCAGAGCGGTAGTTGTAGCGCATTGGGTTGCCTACAATCGTTTTCAATACCGCTTCGGCTTTGGTTCCCCACTTATCGGCAGCGACCTTTTTAATTGCCGCTTCGATGTCTTTATTGGCGGGGTGATCCGGTGTTAACAGGAACGTGGCGCGGAATTTATGGTCGCCCTGGCCGTTAACTTGCGTTGCTTCGAACAGGTCGGGGAAGGCCAAACGGACGTTAGCTAATTTAACTTTCATGAGAAGGTACCTTTAAATGAGGGATTCGGCGGACTCGGTTTCATCCACGTTTTCAAAATCGTTTTCAGGGTTGACGATATGCGCCGGACGGGGGTCCGCTTCCGGTGCGATAGTGGGTTTGCCATCGGCACGTGAGATAAGCGCTTCCAGCTTCGTCCAGCGTCGCGGGCTTTCTTTCTTAAGCAGCTTTTCTGCCTGCGTCGGGCTGATTAGCTTGAAGTTGTACATTTCCTCTTTCTTGAGGCGCATCGCGTTTAGGGTGGTTTCGGCTGTTTCTTCGCTGCTCCATGCCCGGTTGCCTTGCTTACCGATAACCAGTTTGTAGCCCGGTACCTGATGGCCTGCGTTTAACTCGCTGTTGGCACGTTCGTGCACCGCTTTGCACCAGCCTTCTACTAAATCCAGTTGGCTGAGTAGTTCGCCGAGATGGGCGTTGTCACAGTGGGTTATGCGCTCTTTTGCGCCTGATAGCTGCGGTTCAAGGGCGTCGGTGAGGTCTACAAAGTCATTGGCAACAAGGTTTAAACTATGTTGTTCCAGTGCATTGCAGGTTGCTTTGGCTTTACAGAAACGGCATTGTTTGTCGCCCGGTGTAAATGAATCGGCCGGTAGCGAATCCACGCCGTCGCACTCGGCAATATTGATTGCGATGATGCTATCTGCTGCGGCAACGCGGGCGCGTTCACCGAAAGCGGCCAGATCGTCAACTGATATCACCCACTCAGACACAAAATTAAGGCGCGGCATGTGAATGAAAAGCCGTACGCTAGTGAAGTCGTACAGCATGGCGAACTGATCTAACGAGCCGAGAGCGTAGAGCTGTAATTGCTCGTTTTCTACCGCACTAACCGGTACCCCCATGCCGAACTTAAGGTCATGAAGCTGTAACTCATCCCCTGCAAAGATAATCGCATCGGCGGTACCGAACTGATCCGGTACGCCGACAATTTCGGAGAAATCGACACGCTGCTCTATCAGCAGTTCGTTACCTTGTGATAGCGCCCAAACCGTATCGACATAAGTCTGCACGGCGGCGGCCATATCCGGCGTTACCTGCGGGCCTGCATCGGTTTTGCTTGGGTGAGCTAAAGGGTAAGTGCCGATGTAATCGGAAGCTTTTTGCCCTCCTACCAGTTCTTTACCTGCAAGGGTGTTATCTTGCAGGTTACGTAAAACGCATTCGGCCAGTGCATGGGCGGCGGTACCCTCCACCGCAAATGGCGAACCTGTGTCCACTATCCCCGCCTCTAATGCGAGGCTTCCGTTACAACGCATCCACCGATGCGCACCAGACGGAGACAATCTTGCATGTTGTTCCGGCATGGTTAGCCCTCCAACGCTTTTTCAGCCAGTGCGATAGCTTCCGGTAATTTGTCAGCGGGTACTTGCCCCAGCTTTTTAGCACCGAATTTATCCAGAATCGCGACGGCTTCACTGCGATAGCCGCCTTTCGCCAGTTGCAAAATCAGCCCTTCGGCTTTTTTGAACAGGGCTTCGGTATCGTTTTCCGTCTCGGGCGTGGTGGTTTCTTTTTTGGTCTTTTTCTCCGCCTTAGGCTTAACCGCTGCGCGTTTGTCGTGAGGTTCTACGATCAGCTTTTCGATGAACTCACTTCGCGCGGTAGCGCCATCCAACTGATCCCACAGGTTGAGCACATGCAGGGCAATATCAAAGTAAGCCTTGCGGTACATCTTGGTGCGCAGTACGTGCTCGACCATCGCTTCATGCAGCGCGGATGCTTTGGCCGCGGGGATGGTTTCTTCATCCGAATTGATTAGCGCATGAGCTTGCGTTAACCGTTCTTCTGTCAGTGTTTCGGCTTCGCTGCCGAACAGCACCGCCAGACAGGCTACCAGCTGGTAATCCAGCGTTTCAAAGTCAATCGGCTCGAAAGTTGTGTTGCTGACATCCGCGCCAACGGTTTCCGCTTTTGGTACCGGCTTAGTGTCAGGTGTAAAAGTCGGTTTGCCGCCTGCCATCGCCGCCAGAAGCTGCGTTAGTAACGTGTTTTGTTCTGCAACCAGTTTGTTGTTTAGTTCAAGGTTCGATTCAAGGCTCATAGGATTATCTCGCTAAATAGAAGAGGAAGAGGGCGACGCACAGAAGACAAAGCGGGTACAGAACGCCAGATGTGGATTGAGGCTTATTAAAATCGGCACCGGTTAAGCGGTACCGGTGTTGCATCTTTTTAAGGGAATTCATGGCTGTTATTCCTCGGTGGTTTTATGCCTACCGCCTCAACTGGACAGCAGCAGGGTAAAAACACTTGTGGGCCGACATATGTCGCTGGCCTTTGCACTGATCCACCGTTCGCATTGCTCCTCAGTTGACTCAATCCAGTTCTGTTAGGATCGGCCGCTATTTCGTTTTGCCAGGGATGCAATTGGTTACTCAGTGCGCGACTTCAAATTGTTAAAGAGCGTTACCGAATTCATAATGCAATTTCGCATTAATGAATCCGTTAACGCATTTATATGCGATATTGCATTCGATGGTCAACCCAAAAACGCATTATTTTACATAAAAGAAAGGCCGCTAAATGCGGCCTGTTTATATCCTGTTGATTTTTATATTATTCACGCCAAAGGGAAGATTTTGCAATTCCAGCGACGTACTGGATTTTAACGACTGCGGTACGGGGGTATTTGATCGGCGCATGGTCTTCGTTAACGGGTAAAAGATGAATATAGCCATCTCTTTCAAATAAAAATGTTTTTACCATTACTTCATCTTTATCAGTAACAACCAGCACTTCATCACCCGGTATATAGTTGTGCCCTGGTTCAATGATAACGAATTCGCCCTCTTTAATACGTGGCATCATTGAATCGCCCACGCATTTAAGCGCGTACGCATCGGGATCGTATGACGGCCAGCGAATAAAACCGTCGCCGGCACCTATAGGGTATTCCATATCATTCCAAAAGCCGCCATTACCTAGTTGGGCGTTACCCACTACCGGTATATCCCTAAAGTGCATTTCGTGGGGGTCGCCGTTCACCTCAACCACTGTTTTAGCAGTGCCATCCATTAAGTTACATTCTGTCAGGTCAATAACAGACACTCTAAAGTAGTCCGCTATCTGCTTTAGAGTGCCGTATTTAGGGTCGTTAACCTCGCCCGTTAACAGACGATGCATAGTTGATTGCTGCATTTTGATTTTTTGAGATAGTTCGGTAACGCTAGAGATTCCATTCTTGTGCATTAGGTATTTGATATTGTTCTGAATATTTTGCAATGTACCTGACATTTTAAAATCCTCGATTAGTCATATTTTGTACAAATATGCGAATTTGCATACTCTAACGCATCTTATAATGCGTTTCAGGGTTGATATGCAATGCGTTTTCGGATAGTTTTGGCAATATGTTAAATCGGAGGTACCTAACCATGTCCCAATTTACGCCTCAAGAAATCGTCAAAAAACTGATTGAAGCGGGTTATACCCAAGTGCATATAGAAGAGCACACCGGGGTTAATCAGTCCTCTATTAGTCGTTTACTGACAGGTAAACATACCGACCCTAGGTTATCTACCGTTCGGGCGCTGGAAAAGTTCTATTTGAGTGTCGTCCCGCAAGAAAAGGCGTAACCCATGCCAATACAACAAGAACAATGGGGGGCGTCTCCTGATGAGTGGTTTCACTTCGATCTGGTGCTGGGCCGTAGTTCAGACCTGCTACCGGTGGTGTGTAACCCCTCTGCGCCGTTATCCCCTGATAGTAAGTTAAAGGCGATTGGTAAAACACCAAGCCATTACAACGGTAATCGGCAAATCGCTGGCCTGGTCAACTGGACTAAGCGCCAGATAAACGACGCTGAAATAGAAAAATGGAGCCGCGAGCCTGATTATGGGATCTGTATGCGCACTGGTAACGGTGTTATCGCATTGGATTGTGATAGTGAAAACGAAGAGATACAGGCACTTATCCAAGAGCTGACCCTCGAGCTATTCGGTGTTATCCCTCCACGCCGGTACCGATCAAACAGCAACAAATGCTTGTACCTGCTGGCCGTCGAAGGTGGGTACCGCAAACGCATCCACCGCTTAGAAGGTGATAACGGCATTATCGAAATGCTGGCCGATGGTAATCAGGCAGTGGTAGCCGGTACCCATCCAAGCGGCGCACGTATCCTGTGGGATAATGGTTTACCTGATGAGCCTGTCGTCATTACCCCTGAACAGTTAGAAAGCCTGTGGTCTATGCTGGCGGAACGTCTGCCGGTGGTAAATTCCACCGAAGCGGGAGCCAGTCGGTTACGTGACCGCAGTCAGGCCACACCAAACGCAACCGATGAAACCGCTGATTTTCTGGATGCGAACGGCTGGACACTGGATTTTGGTGCCAGCGGTGAGCGCTATATTCGTTGCCCTTTCGAAGAGGGCCACAGTGGAGCCACGGATCCCACCAGTACAGTCTATTTCCCTGCTGGTACCGCCGGTTTTGAGTTGGGGCATTTTAAATGCCTGCACGCCAGTTGCGGCCATCGTAACGATGGCGACTACCTCAATAAGCTGGGTTTACGCATCGATGATTTTGATATTGTTGAAGTGGAAGCCAGCGAACCCGCGCCTTTACCTTCATTCAAACGTGACAACAAAGGCCGGATTGAGTCGACGATAGAGAACGCCGCTAAAGCCGTGATGCGGCCAGATTTTTGCAGTATTCAAATCCGCTTCGACCAGTTCCGCGATGAGATTATGTTCGCACCTGATAAGGGTGACCAGTGGCAGGCATTCGGCGACCCTGACTATTCACGACTACGCATTACCATGGAAAAACGGGGCTTCAAGCCTATCGGGCGTGAGCTTATCCGTGATGTGGTGCTGTTGGCCGCTGACGAACAGCCTTTCGACTCCGCTGTGACCTGGCTAAACAGTTTGAAGTGGGACGGGGTGCCGCGTGTTGAACAATTCGTTCATACCCATTTCGGCGCTGAGAAATCCGCCTACACTCGCGCGGTCTCTCTTTATATGTGGACGGCGTTAGCAGGGCGCGTGCTTTCTCCCGGCTGCAAGGCCGATATGGTGCCTATTCTGGTAGGTGCACAGGGTTGCGGTAAGTCTACTGGCGTGGCGGCGTTATCGCCTGACCCGTCGTTCTTCTGTGAAATATCTTTTGCCGAGAAGGACGACGACTTAGCCCGTAAGATGCGCGGCCGCTTGGTGGCTGAAATCGGTGAACTGCGTGGCCTGCACACTAAAGAGCTGGAATCGATAAAAGCCTTTATCACCCGCACCCATGAGAACTGGATCCCTAAGTACCGTGAGTTTGCTACTCAGTTCCCGCGTCGCCTGGTGTTCATCGGCACCACCAATCAGGACGAATTCTTAGCAGATGATACCGGCAATCGTCGGTGGCTCCCCGTTCATGTCGGGCAAGTGGATGTTGCCGCTATTCGTAGCGACGTTCTGCAACTGTGGGCGGAAGCGCGGGAACTGTTCAAAAAGATGGGCGTACATTTCTACGATGCGGAGCGTTTAGCCACGGCGGTACACGACCAGTACACTATCAAGGATGCATGGCTCGAAACGGTCGAACGTTGGTTAGATGAACCTGACACGTTAACGGAAGAAAGGCCACGAACGCGCGAATTCTTACGCGTTAGTGATGTTTTACGGGAAGCTATCGGCCTTGACCCGCGCAACGTTGGAAAACGTGAAGAAATGCGAATTAGTAATGTTTTGCAAAACTGCGGCTATAAGCGTGTTCAACGTCGCGTTGAAGGTAAAAAACAACGTATATGGGAGCCAGCGTAACCACCTGTCCCTACCAATTAAACTAGGTGGGGACAATTTAACTGTATGAAATATAAAGTTTGTTCCCACTGTCCCCACTGTCCCTACCTATTAGCTAAAAGATTACAGAAACGACTATATAAGGGCCTTTTAGGGATATATACAAAACAGGTGGGGGCAGGTTGGGACAGCAAATATCCTGTAATTTTTTGCAGTTTCTATAAAACAATGCGCAAGTAGCCTGCGGATTTGACGCCAAACGGCGTTGAATTCCGACAAATTCGGTGGTCGCTCTCGCGTACGCGCGCGTTTGCTACTTGCTTTCAGGAGGGGCCTTATCGTGCAAATCGATTGGTTTCAGGTAATCACAGACGTCGAGCGTAGCGGCATGACGCAGCAGCAAATAGCGAAGGGCATTCGTGTGGCTAAGGCGACGCTGTTCGGCTGGAAGCAGGGCAGTAACCCGCGCTATGATGATGGGGAAGCGCTGATACGTTTGTGGGAGCTGGTCACGGATAAAAACCTCCACGATCTGCCATACTCCAACAAACCCGCCAGTCGGTTCCGAAAGCGTTAAATTGCAGAAATAAGCGTTTCACATATCAAACAGTACCAAGTGCAATAGCGGCGATTTGTTAACAAAATGTTGTTTGCAGAAAGCCGCCATTTCCCCGTAGTAAACCTGATCTTTTACCCCCTTCGCAGTGCAATTCAAATGAGTGACCTCTCGCCGGTGCGGGAAATGGTCATTATGTTAAAAAGTCCTCAAAACAAGATATTTTAGTCGGGAAACCGAACGCAGGTACCGCACACACTCGGCGTAGTTCATCACCCACGGAGTACGCCTCATGGCTCGACCAAAAACCAAGATCGAAGTACCCGGTCAGGAAACATTGCAGGACGATGCTACTGACCTGATTGGCACCGCTGGCGAGGACGACGCTACCGCGCTAACCGTTGCCAAAGCCCTCACCGGTCTGGATTCAAACGCCACCACCGAAGAGCTACCCGCTGTTGACCATACCGCCCGCAATGAAGCCCTCACCGGCATTAACGCCGCAGGTTTCACCATCATCACCCGATTTGAAGAACTCGGTTTTGTGGATGCTATCGGCCACCCGCTGACTAATTGCCTCGACTTTATCGAGCTGGTTAAGCAGGCGACCACTGAGAAACAAACGAGTGCTGGTTTCGCTGGTTCTATCGGCGGCGCATCCCAAACTTTGACCGATGCCGGTTGGATTGTTCAGTAAGGAGATCCCTATGTGTGGAGGTGGCGCACCCTCAGTAGTTCAGTCCGACCCGCAAGCCGAAGCAGACGCAGCGGCTAACGCAGCAGCAAAGGCCGCTAACGCCGATGCCGCAGCCCGTAAGAAACGCAAGAAAGGCTCTTCACTTCTCGCCACTGGCGCGGAAGGCACAACCGACAGCGGTACATCCTTGCTGTCCGGTGGCGCATCGGGCAAAGGCACCTTAGGAGCATAACGATGGACGATACCGCCGCAAGGCTGGTTAAGCGCGTAAGTTCACTCAAAGCTGCCCGCCAGTTGCATGAAAGCGTCTGGCGGGAGTGCTACGACTACACCTACCCGCTGCGCGGCTCGGGCTTTTCCACCGAAGTGTTGGACGCGCAGAGCGCAAAATCTAAGGTCGCTCGCTTGCTGGATGGCACAGCAACCGACAGCGCCCGCATTCTCGCCTCGGCATTGATGTCTGGTATGACCCCAGCGAATGCTCAATGGCTGGATCTCGGTAGCGAAAACCTTTCAGACGATGAAAGAGCATGGCTATCTACCTGCGCCACGCTCACATGGGAGAATATCCACGCCGCCAACTTCGACGCAGAAGGCTACGAGGCCAACATCGATGTGGTGTGCGCAGGCTGGTTTGCCCTGTACGTTGACGAGGACACAGAGCAGGGCGGCTACACCTTTAATCAGTGGCCGCTGGCGCAGGTGTTTGTCGCCTCCAGCCGCCGTGATGGTGTGGTGAATACGGTGTATCGCTGCTACCAGTTGACGGCGGAACAGGCTGTCAAAGAGTTTGGGCGCGATAATGTTAGTCACAAAATACAGGACGCGGCCACCAAAAAGCCTGACGACAAATTCGAATTCATTCACGCCATCTTCCCCCGCGATGGGTATATCGGCAATGCACGTCTGGCGAAGAACCTACCGTTCGCCTCATTCAACGTTGAAGTGGCTGAAAAGAAAGTGGTACGCGAATCCGGTTACCACGAATTTCCCGTTTGTGTACCGCGCTGGATGAAGATACCTGGCACGCCTTACGGTGTCGGGCCGGTGTATGACGCACTGCCAGACTGTAAAGAGTTGAACGAAACCAAACGCATGGAGAAAGCCGCGCAGGATTTGGCAATCGCGGGCATGTGGATTGCCGAAGACGACGGCGTACTCAACCCGCGCACCGTCAAAGTCGGGCCGCGCAAAATCATCGTCGCCAACAGTGTAAACAGCATGAAACCGCTACTTACCGGTGCCGACTTCAACGTCGCGTTTACCGCAGAAGAACGGCTACAGGCACAAATCCGCAAGATATTAATGGCTGACCAACTGCAACCGCAGGACGGCCCCGCCATGACCGCCACCGAAGTGCATGTACGGGTGGCGCTGATCCGCCAGCTATTGGGGCCAGTGTACGGCCGCTTTCAGGCGGAATATCTGCAACCGCTGGTAGAGCGCTGCTTCGGCATTGCTTTCCGTGCCGGTGTCTTCCCGCAAATGCCTGAATCTATGGCACAGGCAAACTTCAATATTCGCTATATCTCACCACTGGCGAGGGCGCAAAAGCTGGAAGACGTCACCGCTATCGAACGCTTAGGCGCAAACATTGCTCAACTTGCAGCGGTCAACCCCGAAGTCACTGACAACATGGACGCGGATGCTGCCGCCCGCGTGATATCTGACGCATTGGGCGTACCGGCCAAAGTGTTGCGCAGCACTGCCGATGTCACCGCCCTGCGTGACCAACGCGCACAGGCTCAGCAGCAGGCACAGCAACAACAAATGATGCAGCAAATGGGACAAGAAGCCGGTTCCGCAATGATTAACCAAGCTGTCGGAGGTGGACAGTGACAGTGATAGTCAAACCCGCATTAGCCGAGGATTACAAACGTCTGTTCGATGAGACAGCCGGTGGCCCACAGGTGCTGGAAGAATTGATCACCCGCTTTGGGCGGGGTGTGTATGTCAAAGGTGGGGCCGAGGGTGACCGCCAGACTTGCTTTAACGCCGGGCAACGTGCAGTGCTCGATTTCATTTTAGGCCGTATCAACATGGCAAACGGAGTCAACGACGATGTGGAAGATTAAACACTTATTTCTTAACGCTGATGCTGGTCAAGATGCTGGCGGCGCAGGCGGTGAAACAACGACTACTGGCGATAACCTGCTTGCTACTGGTGCAGCAGCCCAAGGCTCGAATGATTGGTTGCCTGAGAAGTTCCGCATTACGGGCGAAGATGGCGCAATCAAAGTTGAAGACTCGGCCCGTAAACTTGCGGAGTCTTACACGCATCTGGAGAAACGTTTGGGCGCGGGCGATGCGCCACCGAAAACGGTAGAAGAGTATGCGCCAACGGTAGAGGGCGAGGGCTTCAACTGGGATGAATTCAAGGCTGATCCTGAAATGCAGGGTTTCCTCAAATCCGCTCATGCCAAAGGCATTACTAACGACCAGATGAGTTTTATCCTGGGTGAATATTGGCAACGTGCGCCTGAACTGGTAGGCGGTGCGTCTGAACTGGATCAGGAAGCGGCAACCATTTCACTAAAAGAAGTTTGGAAGACAGATGCCGAGTTTAAGCAAAATATTGGTCTGGCCTTCCGCGCGTTCAACAGTCTTGCGGATCCTGCCGACAAAGACAAAATCAACGAGATTGGCAACAATCCGCTGGTTATCCGCATGTTGGCAAAAGTCGGTGCCGAGATGCAGGAAGATGCGCCAGTCGGTGGCGAAATCAACGCCGAAGAAGCGCAGAGCATCCGCGACCTGATGAAGTCCGAAGCCTACACCAACCCTAAACACGCTGACCATGAGCGGGTAACCAGCAAAATCCGCGCGTTCTATTCACGCACCTACGGTAACGAAATCGTCGGATAATCCCTTTTCCACCCTGCAAACCGAGCCAGCCTAACCGCTGGCTTTTTCATTTGGTCGGGAAACCGAACGCCACTCTGCAATAGCCTCACTCCCAACAGCCCGGTGTGGTAGCCGGATACCTGAATTTCCCGTTGTCCGTAACGCCAAGCGGCCAGCGTAGATAGAGCCGGGAAACCGATACCTCACGCGGCGTAATTTTTGGGAGTAACACACATGACCTTTGCAGCTAACAAGAACATGATCACCGCCGCCTTTGTGCAGCAGTTTCATGATTCTTTCGAAATTGCATCCCAGCAAAAGGACTCGCGTCTGCAAGCTGCGGTGCATGACCGTGGAATGATTACAGGCGCGTCCTTCACTATCAACGATATGGGTACGATCGAAATGAATCCGATCACTACCCGCTTTGGCGATACCGTTTGGGATGTACCGGAAGCCGGTACCCGTAATGCGCTGATGGCAGACTATGGTGTATTCGTGCCGGTAGAAAAACGCGACTTGCGTAAACTGATTGCCGAACCTCAGGGGCCATATCTGCAACTGACGCTCTCCGCAACCAACCGCAAGAAAGACGATGTTATCTACCGCGCATTGCTGGATCCGGTGCCGCGCAAAGTAGAGAACAACGGCGCGTACACCAACGTCGCATTACCCGCCGCACAGAAGATTTTGGCAGGCGGCACTGGCATGACCAAGGCGAAGTTGATTGCCGCTAAAGCGATGTTCCGCCGCAACGAGTGCGATGAACAGAACGGTGAAGAGCTGTATATCGCCTACAACGCCGACATGCTGACGCAGATCTTAAGCGATACCACCTTGACCAGCGCCGATTTTATGGCGGTCAAAATGCTGCAAGAGGGTGCGCTGGCGGGTAACTGGCTGGGCTTCCGCTGGATTGCTTACGAAAAGCTGGACTCGGTAACCGATACTGGTGTTACCACCAAAACCACCGTTGCATGGGCTAAGACAGCCGTTCATTTCGGTACTGGTGCTGAGTACAACACCGATATTGGCCCACGACGTGACAAGAACAACACCATTCAGATCTCGGTAGACGCCTCCTATGGTGCCGGTCGCGCCAATGAGCAGAAGGTTGTTTCTATCGCGTTCGTCGTTGCTTAATGCCAGCGCCTTTGCCGAGGGTAACACCTCGGCCTTTTTCTAAAGGTAACGCTCATGGCCTCCGATATCTCCATCTGTTCCAATGCCCTGCTGATGCTGGGCGCACATCCGATAAACAGTTTCACTGAAAACACCGATCACGCCCGTCTCTGCTCTAACATTTACCCCTCCGTGCGTGACGACTTACTGCGTAAACATCCGTGGAATTGTGCTGTGTCACGTGTTTCATTAGCGCCGAGCGCCTCACTGCCTGTCTTTGGCTACGCCAATCAATTCCCTATTCCGAGCGATTGTCTGCGCATTCTTTCCGTCGGGGCTGAAGGTTATGAAATCCCTTATCAGGTCGAGGGCAAGAACATTCTGGCTAATACCACGGTGGTTGCGCTGCGTTATATCAAACGAACTGACGAAGCGTCATGGGATCCGGCTTTAGCGCATGTCGCTGAAATGGCGATGGCGGCCAAACTTGCTTATGCGGTCACCGGTTCAGCCTCACTGCGTGACAGCATGACACAAGAAGCGGCGTATGCCTTACGTCAGGCTAAGGCCATCGACGGGCAAGAAGAACCGCCGGAAGAACTTGGTGGTTATCCGACATTTGAGTCGAGGTTCTAATGCGTGCCAATCTGATTAAAACCAACTTCACCGCCGGTGAAATTTCCCCGCGCCTGATGGGGCGAGTGGATATTGCACGCTATGCCAACGGCGCAAAGATTGTAGAGAACGCGGTGTGTGTGATTCATGGCGGGGTCATGCGTCGTCCCGGCTCGCATTTTGCAGCAAAGGCCAAATTTGGCGACCAAAAAGCCCGATTGATCCCGTACGTCTTCAACCGTTCACAGGCATATGTACTTGAATTCGGTAACAACTATGTACGTTTTTACCAGAACGGCGCACAGATTGGCAGCGGCAGTGCCCCCTATGAGATAGCCAGCCCATACACCTCAGCGATGCTGTCCTCGCTGAACTATGTGCAGGGGGCCGATACCATGTTTCTGGTGCATCAAGACGTTCCACCTTATCGCCTGCAACGCAAAGGCCAGACCGATTGGGTGCTTGAACCTGCGCCCTTTATCGTCAAACCTTTTGATGAAATCCGCGACACCCCTGAAAAATGGTGTAAACCCTCAGTCAAAGAGTTTGTCGGTTCAGCTATCACCCTGACATTGAGCGATGCGGAGTCAGGTGGTGCACTCACTGGTGCGGGGTGGGTGGCGGCGGATGTCGGTTCCTATGTGCGTATTAACAGTGGCTTAGTTCATATTCAGGCAGTTACCAACGGCGCGGTAGCCACTGGCGTTATTCGTACCGTGCTATCGGCGGTGCAAAGTTCTTCTCCGGGGGCGTGGACGCGAGAGGATGCGGTCTGGTCGCCCGAGTTTGGCTACCCCGGCGCGGCGACTTTATACCAGCAACGTCTGGTGTTAGCCGGTTCGCCCAAGTATCCACAAACCATCTGGATGAGCGAAACCGGTATCTACCTGAGTTTTGAACTGGGTACCGACGACGACGATGCTATCTCTTTCACCGTATCTTCTGATCAGATAAACCCTATCGTACATCTGGCGCAAATGAACACGCTTATCGCGCTGACTTCTACCGGTGAATTCACCATCACTGGCGGTGGCGAATCAGCCATTACCCCGACCAATATATCGGTAAAGAACCCTAGCCCGTACGGCTGCAATAGCATCAAACCGGTGCGTGTTGGTACTGAAATAATGTTTGTGCAGCGTGCTAACCGTAAACTTTTTGCCGTGGCCTACGATCCCGATAGCTTTGTGGCCTATTCAGCCAACGACCTGAGTGTACTGTCTGAACATATCACCCTCTCCGGCGCGGTGGATATGGCCTATCAGCAGGAACCCGATGCCTTTATCTGGATGACCCGCGCCGATGGACAACTGGCAGTGGCGACCATCGACAGGGCGCAGGACGTTATCGCGTGGTCACGGCAGGTGACAGCGGGTGCCTATGAATCGGTTGTCACTATTCCCGCCAGCACTAACGACGTGGTTTATGTACTGGTTAAGCGGGTAATCAACGGGCAAACGGTACGCTACGTTGAGGTATTCGATTCAAGCCTCAATACCGATGCGGCCATAACCGCGATCAGTGAGGCAGGGGCCAGCGTATGGAGTGGCTTAAACCATCTGGAAGGCAGCACGGTAGATGTGATTGCAGACGGTGCGGTGATGCCACAGCAGAGTGTTAGCGGCGGTGCTGTCACCCTAAGTCGAAACGCAAAACGCGTCGAGATTGGTTTGCACTATGACACCACTATCCAGACGCTTACCCCTGAAGTACCGACTTCCGAAGGCACTACGCAGAGTGCGAAGAAACGTACCAGCGAAGTGACTTTGCGTTTTCTGGCTACCACTGGCGCAGAGTGTAACGGTCAGGTTATCCCCTTCCGCACCTTTGGCCCCTCAGTGCTTAATCAACCTGCTCCCCTGTTCACTGGCGATCACTTCTGGGGAAAACTTGGCTGGGAGAAAGGCGAAGACTCATTACTGATTCAGCAGCGTCAACCGCTGCCATTCCATTTACTGGCAATTATTACCACCTTTACAGCGAACGGGGGCTAACAATCATGATCAGACCGGCAACGATGGATGACATTCCCGCGCTAGTGGCACTCGGTGCTCGGATGCACCGCGAATCTCGCTACGTGACTTTTCCCTATGATGAAGATAAATGCAGCGTGCTAGCGACCAACCTCATTGATGCCGAGTTTGGTGTTGTGTTGGTGGTTGAGGAACTCGGCCAGATTGTTGGCTGGGTAGCGGGGGGGGTAGGCGAACAGTATTTCTCCTATGAGCGTATGGCTTTTGAGTATGGCGTTTTTATCGACGCGGAGCACCGTGGCGGTACCGCCGGATATCGATTGGTAAAAGCCTTTATTGAATGGGCTAAGAATCATGGCGCAAGGGTAATCAATATGGGGATCACCACTGGCGTACATGAAGAGCGCACCGGCGAACTTTATCAACGCCTTGGGCTGGCATGTACGGGCTCACTTTATTCGATGGAGGTTTAAACCATGTGTACGGGTGTAGAAATTGCTTTGGTCGCGTCTTCTGTCCTCGCTGCGGGGGCGGGTGTTGCTGCTGGGCAGCAGCAGCAGAAAATGTCCAACTATCAGGCGGCACAGGCCGAAGCTGATGCACAAGCCCAAGCCTCCGCCGCTAAAGTTCAGGCGGAGAAAATCCGTAAAGCGGGGGCGGCGCAGGCATCCCAAGCTAATGCGGCTTTGGCCGCTTCGGGAGTAGAAACCGGCGAGGGTACCGCGCTGCGGATCACCTCCGGTATTGTCGGCGATGCAGAAGAAGACGCAGTAACCACCATTTTAAGCGGTAGAGATAGCGCCGCCCGCTACAACGCTCAGGCACAGGCAGACCGAATTAGCGGTAAAAATGCTGCGACTTCCGGCTATATCAGTGCGGGTAGCTCTTTGCTACAGGCGGGCAGTACCGCATATTCCGGTTGGAAGAAATCATCAAGTAGCGGCGGAACTAAAACATGAAAATACCCACAGGGAATTTCGGTAATCTAACGGTGCAGCCGCAACCAACAAGGGTGAATATTGGCAATACTGATATTGCGGCACAGGCTTCGCAAGGGTTAGCGGGTACCGTTAATCGATTGGCGCAGGAACAGCAGCAAGAAAATTATCAGCTAGCGCGGGCGCGAGCCGGTTCGAGTCTGGTTGATTACGAGATGCAAACCAAAGATGTCGCGGAGTCTATCCGGCAGCAATTGCAGGATGGCACGTTACGTTCTGATATGGCGGGG